AGCAGCATGCTGTAGACTAACAAATTTAAAAACTATACAAAAACCAAAAGTTGAACTGAAATTTTAAGAAAAATGAATCCAAAGGTTTATATACAGTTTGAAAATCTAAAATTTGAAATATTGGGATGCTATCAATTGTGTTAATTTTGTGATGATTGCTAAACATAAATAAATTGACATAGATTTTAGTTACTAAACATTATTCACCAATCTGGTCTGCCAACTTAAATTATTTCAAACCTGCAATCATTAAACATTTCATATAAGTACTTAAATCTTAAATTCACACAAATCTTGAAAACATCATAATTTGTTAGTCTCATATTTTTCCAACAATTGATTAAAGATACATCTAGCATAAATAGGTCTTTTCTGTAAATAGAAACAAATGATTTGTAAACTATCAACAATTCATTATATATTTTCTTATCAATTTTATTAATTTTATTTTTAATATCATTATACTTGTTATAATAGTCCATATATGATACCCTATATTCATTGTCTATAATAGAATTAATTGTTGAAATTGTTTCTTTATAATATTTATTTAAATGTTTATTTTGGTTGTGCTCTTTTGGCACAGAAAAAGGTGAAATCATTTCTTCATCCTTTACATTAGAACATGCTGCTTTTATAGATAAATCATCTTTATTATAATCAATTTCAAAATCTTTTATTTTATTTAATACATTAATATCAGTGACACTTGTTGATGTGTCAACAAAAGTCTTATTTTCTATTTTGTTGTTTAAATCAACAACAGAGCTTATATCTATGTTTGATAGTTTGTAATAATTAAGATTAGTGCTACAATCAATCTTGTTGCAACCATAATTTTCATCACTATTTATATCTAACTTGCTTAAACTATCTATTATTTTTTCACACTCAAAATTGTCAAAAATTATTTCATTACTAGATACTAAATATGATGAAATATCACTTTCAGATGAGCCCTCTTTATTAGGCATGCATGGCTTTTTAATATTGAAGTCTTCATAGAAACTATCATCTGATGAAGCCAATATTTCTCTAGCCATGTACATCTTATCATCTATTGCTCTCCTAAAAAATCATCAGACACCTTGTCATCCTCAAATTCAGAGCCAGCCACATCTTGTAGTGGTGGTAATGAACCTTTGTGTGCTGCTCCAGTTCTCTTTTCATTTACTGGATCACGTCTTTTCTTTGTCTTCATCTTTTCTTCACCAAGAATTTTGTTAGCCCTCATTTTCTCAGAAAATGTGAACTCTTTTGTCTTGGTTTGTTCAGCCATCTTCAAAAGGTTGTCAAATGATAAACCTTCTGGTACACCACCAGTTGCAAATTTGCAGAACATGAGAAACTCATCATTTGCAAAAGCCTTGTCCTTAGCCATGTATTGGCTTAGAACTTTAATAACCAAAGCCTCTCTTTCCTTTGGTTTTGGCATTCTTTGTGTTGCCCTTAATGCAGCAGCTATTGCACAACCTGCATTGGAGTTGTCTAGGTAGTGACCACCACTCTGACAGCTGCTGTTTATGAGGTTTGTCATATCAGCAACTGACATATTCATTAATGTTGCCATTTCAACAATATCATCCCTTGAAAATATGGCACCAGCTAATGGTGTCAATATAATCTTTTGATCATCACCTTCTATTGACTTTACTACTTTTTCAAGTAGTACACAAGCTATTAGTCCTGCTTGCTTCATTGTTAAGGTCAGTAAACCATCCTTAGTTATGTGTGGCATGTCATTCTTTGGTGGAGCCTTCTTATGTGTTGCCACAACAACTGTGTAAGCTGGGAGGCCTAGAACATCCTTGTCAATGTTATATCTGGCAAGTATGGGTGGATCGACAATTCTTTTGGATTCTTCCATTTCATTTTCATTTAAGATAAATCTCATCTGCCAGACTTTATCTTTACCAACATCCTTCAGAACCTTCCTTGATCCTGGTCCTATTTCAAACAACATCTTTGCTAAAAAGAAGATGAAGTTGTATGGATTTGTTCTGGTAGGTTCAGAAATTGAATCAGGGCACACTATGCTGAAAAGAGCTGTTAAGTGCTCAATGCTCAATGGTGTTCCACTATATTTGTCAACAAATTCATCTATTGACATGCCAGTGACAATGTAGTCCACTTCTTTGACATGGTTGGCCAAATCACCTGCCAACACAGTTGAAGAATTCAGTCTATCAGTTACACTCTTATTATGAGCTTCTGATTGTCCCTGATACTTTGGAAGTTTCAATACATCTCCCAAGTCTGACAAGTAACGATCCTTGTAGTTTCCGCTCATCTTGGCTTGTGCCTTCAGTTAAACCTTCAAGTGTTAACTTAAATATGTCAAAGTATATATGTCTTATTTGTTCTTTGTCTGTTTCAAAAGTTTCTGATATATCTGTCAATAGTAAATCAATATCTCTCAAGTTCGTTATTAACGTTTCCTTACAAAACTCTAGATTGAGTTTAGTTTCTAACTTATGAATATAAGTTGAATTGTCTATTTTTATGACTCTGGGGTATATTTGTCCACAGGCACAGGATCTGTAATCAGAACTGTAGCACAATTCGTTGTAAACAAATGTTTTAATCTTAATGCAATCCTTTGTATTTTCCAATAGATTTGTTTTCACCAGTACATACATATGTATATATTGTCTAATGCTTGCTGCT